GTTGCGTGTTCGCCTGCCGCGCCAGCTCCGCGGCGATCGCCTCGCGCTGCTCGCACGCCTCGCGTGACATGCCCGACAGCATGCACGTCTCCAGACTGCTCTGCGTCACGGCGGGTTCTGGCGCTGCTGGAGCCGAGTAGGCCGGGATGGTCGGGTTCACGGACGGGATGAAGCCAGAATTGAAAAGGCTGCCAATCGCAGGCCCGGTGTCAGGCCCCGGCAGCGCGCGGTTGGTCGCGGTGCCGTAAGGCCCTACATCCGGTGAGGACTGATAAGCGTAGGTTCGTTGACCCCTAGCCATGATGTCTGCCTCACACGTTCACGCCAGCGGCGTCATAAGTTGCAGCTATCGAGATCAATTCAACATCCGGCGGCGACGCCTGCGCGATCGTCACCTGACAGATCGGCGCGTGGCTGAAGCCGGTATAGCCAATCGAAACCCACATGGTGTTACGCACCGTCGCCGTCGCAGGCGCGGGCTGGTCCCACTGCGCGTACTGCGCGATGTCAGGCGCGGACGGCGGCGTGGGGCCGGGCGGCGTCGGTCCAGCATCCGGCCCCCACAGCCCCTGATCCCAGACGTCGAGCGGACCGGGGTCGGGTGCGGCCGAGGGCGGCGGGGGGATCACGATCACATAGTCGGTCGTGGCACTGAGCTGTGGCTGGAACGGCTCGCCTGCGCGGGCGCGGAAGGAAGCGCGCGCCTGCCGCCACACGATTGTTGCTGACTGGCTAGAGAACATTTCCCAGCCGCCCACCATCGTGGCGGTGTAGGGCACGCCGTTGTCGGTGCCGGTGCGCTCGAACTGCACGATCTTGCCGTCCTGCGTTCCGAAAAAAGCATCCGCACGAAGCCGTCCGAAGCACATGGCGTCGACGTTGGTGTAGCGCGTCCACGCGCCGGTGGCGATGTTGACCGCGCCCATCGTCAAGCTGCCGGGTATGCCGCCGGGGTAAGTTACGAAAAGTCCGCCGAACTCGTCCCACTTGCACATCGTCCACGGCAGCGCGCGCTTGGCGTTCACTTCATCGCGCCACTGCGGCTTGATCGGGCGGGTAATGGCAGCCAGTTCGAGCTGGCTTGTATCTTTGGTAATCGACGCGCTGATCGGGATGATGCCGTCCACCGTCGCGATCAGCACGTCGCCGCCGATCGGCGTGTGGCAGTTCATGCCGAGCGGATTGGAAGTGGCGTATCTGCCTTCCTGCCGCCAGTTCGCGGCCGTGCTCGGATCGCTGCCGGTGAAGATCAGCAGCTCGCCCTGATCGGTCATGAAAACGCACTTGTCGTCGATGCCGTCGCCCGCATCGATCGACCAAGTGAAGCCGCACAGCAGCTTGCCGCCTTTGGTGGCGGCACCGGCGAGCGGGATCTGCAAGATGCGTCCCTGAAACGCGTTGGTCGGCAAGTACCACGCGTTCATGGTGCCGCCTTCAACAAAGAAAAAGCGGCCGCGGTACTTCCAGACATAAGTCAGGTTGTGGCCGTTGAGGCAGCTCGGCGGCGGCGTGATCGCGGGATCTGCGTTGATCTGGCTGGCGTTGAACGTCGTCCACGTCGTGCCGTCGAAGTGCAGCACAAAGTCGCCTGCCTCGTTGCAGACCAGCATGTGGTCGCCAGCTTGGTTCGCGAGCTGTGATGCAACGTAGTTGCCGGACAATTGCCCTGTCTTGATCGACACCGGCGAGGACGCCGTGACATCGTACAGCTTGGTGGCGTTGCCCGCGTACATCCGCTGCTGGTTGCCGCTGATGAAATTGAACATGGAGATGACCGGCGTGGTTTCCGGCAGGCTGGCCCACGTCTTGGTGCCGCCGCGCAACTTGAGGCCCTTCGTGGTGGGCACCCAATTATCCAGCACCAACGCGCCGCCGGGCTGCATGAAGCTATCGTTTTCGTTGAGCACCAGCCCGCGCGTCGGTGCAGGTAAGGTCACCGTCTGCAATTGCTGCGCGACCTGCGCAGGCACCGCCTGCCGCTTGAAGCCTTGGTAGGTTGCTACGTTCATGGCGTCGGCCACGGGTAGGCGACGCGCGCGTTCGCCGAGATCGGATGCCGCCCGACAATGATGGGCGCGGGCCTGTCATGTCCCATCGCCATCGCCAGCGCGTCAGTGTAGGTGCCCATATCCTCCGCGTAAGAGGTGCCCTTGTTCTGCTTCCACTGCCAGATCATGCCGAGCTTCAAGAGCCGTTCGTCGAGCCGGAAGCTGTCGGTGTCGGCCATGAAGCTGTCGCCATACCCGCCGCTGGTGAGGTTGACGCAGTTCTTTTCGAGGTAAGGGAAGTAGACGCTGGTTCCGGTGGCGAGCACCGGCGCGATCAGCATCTGCCCGCCGAGCATCGTCCACTCACCGAACGGTGCATCGCTGATGTTCGCGGCGCGCCGGTTCAACCACTCGTCGGTGTCTGGAATGAAGCGCAGCGGTTGCTGCGTCGAGGTCGAGCGCCAGACATTGGCGGTCAGCAGCATGCGCTTGTAGTTGGCGGGCAGGTTGAACCCGGCGGCGACGCCGTCGCCGGGATAGGTTTGCACCTTGCGGAAGATCGTCCAGTCGCGCGTGTCGTAGCTGATGCGCTGCGCCATTTCATTAGCTAACGCCAGCATCTCCTGCATGGTGCGGTTGGCGACGATGTTGGTGGTGACGGACGTCGGCTGTTGCACGCCGACGACAGCGCAGACGTCACGAACCACCGACAACAATGTCATCTTACGCTGCTTTCTGTTCGGCCAACTTCTCTCGCAGCCGCCGGATCATGCCGATCAGCTGTCGCACTTCACTGCCGACGACGATGTAGTGGTCGTCCTTTGACCCCTCGTACAGCCGCTCCAGATCCGCGTCAGACAGGTCCATGTCACGCCGCCTTTTCTGGACGCGAGTTTTCCGCCATTCGCGTCAGGTTCTTGCGGTTCAGCGAACCCATAGGAGCCTTGCCGGTGTTGGCCTCGATGTACGCGCGCAGCTCGTCCAGCGACATCGCGTCGAACTCGCTGTCGGCTGCGCCCTCCGCGGCGCGGCGCTCCTGCTTGATCTTGTTATCCTCCTCAAGAACCGCGTTGCGCGCCTTCAGCGCGGCCAGCTCCTCGGCCATGCGCAGGTTCGGTGCCGCCATCTTGCTCTCGCCGATGAAAGCCTCCGCGGCGTTCTTCATCTCCCGGCCGCCGGGGCCGAGGTTCTTCAGCTCCGCGCCTTCGACCGCGGACAGCTGCTCGACGGTGTAGATGTTCTGCGCCTTCAGCTCGGAGCGACGACCCTCACTGAGGAACGGCGCGAAGTCGAGCGGCGTGCCCTGCTTGGTCTGCGACGCCTTGGCCTTGAATTGCCGGTACTGGTGCGAGAAGCGTTCGGCATAGGATTGCTTGGTCTGCTCGCCGGTCAGGGGATCGTCGATCCAGCGCGCGAAGGCGGTGGCCGGAAACACCTTCACGTCTTTCGAGCCGGGCGCGCGGATCTCGCAGATCTCTTGGTCATCGTAGATCGGTCGGCCTTCCTCCAGCGACTTCGCTTTGTTTTCAGTTGCTAGATGCTTGAACAGAACGACGAGAAGATCATCAGGGTCGTTGATAGCCATAGTGCTTCCTTCCTTGTTGAAACGGTCCGGGTCGCACTCGGCGGAAGGAAGGCTTGACCTACACCTCACGCGACCCGGTTGTACCAGCTACCTGTCGTTCGGCGTCAGGAAGCCGGAACGCTGTCGTACATGCGCCAATTAAAAAGCGGATTGGTCATCGTCAACTCGCCCATCCACCCGATAAACTGCGCAATCGCGTCCTTGTCGATCGGCATCTGTCCGTCACCGTCGAACAGCTTGTCGAAGTTGCGGGCGCTGTTGTAACGCAAACGGAGCGTGTCGGTGTTGATGCCAAAGGTCGTGTTGGCAGGCATGTTCGAGCCAATACCACCATCCAGCACGATCTCCGCGCGCTTGCCGCCGCCGATGTATTCGAGCGCCGAGAAGCCGAGCTTGCCGAGCGACGTCTCGTTCTGCTGGCGCTGGATGGCGACCGTTGCGGCGTCGTAGGCCGCGTAGTGCTCCGGCGACATGATCAGCAAATCCGCGTAGTCACGACCGCGCGAACGCTGCGTCATAATGTAGTTCAGCATCGGACGGATGCTGGTCGAGTTGACCTGCGTCTGACCGGCGAAGAACGAGTGAGCGTCAAAGGTGGCGGTGCGCCAGATGATGGCGGAGCCGCGGTCGATGCCGCCATAGACGCCGGTGGTGTTCGCGATCGGGATGGCGGTTGCGAGGCCGGTGATCTGCTTGTTGCCGTTCGCGGTGCCGTCCGAGTAGATACCCTGATCCATGGCATCCTCCAGCGCCTTTTCCGCCGCCGAGATGTAGCTCTCGTAGACGTCCATCAGCTGGTTGTCGCCTTGGTTGTTGAGGATCTCTTGGTAGGAGAGGATGATCGGGATCACGACCATCTTCGGGTCGAAGAAGGCGTCGTTGAACAGATCGATCGCCGGGTTCAGCAGCTGATCGTAACCGCTGTACCACTGCGCGGATTGCTTGCCGATCTGGAGCGTCTGACGAATTTTCGGACCTGAGTAGGTCTGCCACAGACCTTTGCGCCGCATGACGGCGAGAAGGGCGTTGTTGTTGCTGACGAGATCCTCGTAGCCGGATGAGCGATCTTCGATCGCCATGCTGAGGATCTGCTGGTAGGCGGCGTTACTCGTTACGTTGGGCATGTGCTCAACTCCAAAGGGTTCAGATACTGCCGTTCAAACGCGCGATGGCGTTCGCAACAGCTGCGCGAGGGGTTGGACTTGCCTGTCGAGGTCGCCGCGAAGTCCCGTTAGGGCCTATCTCGCTGGTGCCGTGGATCGAGCGGTCCGGTTCTCGGGTCTGAGCCGATGGGTTGCGCGTCTGAGGCGCTCGGGTGGTCGGGTGGAGCAGCTCCGCCCGCCGATAGGCCGTTTCGAGATCGAAACCGAGCTTCAACTCACGCTCAATGACGGTCCCGAGTTCGTCAAAACGTGGATGCGTATCGGCGAACACGTCGATCGCGGACCGGGTCTGGACGAACTGCTGGTTAGTATGCATCTGCTGCACGGTCTGCTGCAAGTGCTGGATCTGCTGGTGCAGCGCGCCGATCTGCTGGCTGGCCGCCTGCTGCTGGTTGCCCATCTGGAGCTGGCGGAGCTGGTCCGGCGACTGTGAGAGGACGTGATCCGCGATGTCCCGCAG